CCGGGATCATCGGCCACACCATCCCGGCAATGGGTTTGCTTTCGGCAAACTGTGACGACCCGGCAATCAGACCAATGCAGCCAAAGATGGCGGTAAAGATCACCTGCGCATCGTCATCGAAGGTGAAGAGGCGGCACTTTTTCATGGGCAAATCATACACGACTAGCCCCCGTATGCCCAATCGAAGTCCACCATGATCGTGCCGCCCGAAGTCGTCGCGCCGGTTTGGAAGAGCAAGAACTGCACGTTCGCCCCGTCGCGGATGCGCGGCAGAGACGGGAAGGCGTTCAAGAAGTCCACCTTGGTATAGAGGCCAGTCGCCGGGACAGGGATCGTCCAGAGCGGCTTGCAAAGCCCAATGATGACTGTACCCGAAGCGTGCGCCGTACCAGCCCAAACCAAGCTGACGATGTCGGAGACGCCCGTGTCGCCCGATGCCAGCGGCAGGAACGGGTTGTACTTGTTTGCCGCCGTGCCGCTGTTGAGCAACTGACCAACACCAAGCGAAGCGGTCGAGGTAAACGTGGTCGTCGCGCCCGCGCCGCCGCCCGTGTCAAGATAGTTCACAACGCACGTTGGCGCGTTCGCGCCAAGCGTTCCAGATGCAGACATATACATTCTAAGGCCAGCCCCGTTCGGATAACGATCAACCTTTGATCCAGAGCTGCCGATTGCGGTCATGGTTACTGTTTTTGTTCCGGTCGTCGATACGTTTGTCCCGGATAGCTTTACATACCCAACTTCATCAACGCACATTATAAACCAAGGCGCTCCGGCGGCGGCGACGCATGTAACGCCAGCATTTAAAAAGTGTTTTGTAGCTGGAGATACGTCACCGCCATGATATAAAGCGCCTTCCGACCATGTATCATCCGTTGCTGTAAATGTCAGATCAGAAGCGCCATAAGTGGCCGCGACAGGAATGCCAGCAGAAACCCCCAAATCTGTCCAAGTTCCGGCAGCTCCAGCTACAGGCAATGTTTTAGAAAAAATAACGGTATCCGTTTTTGCGTTTGTCGTTATTTGATTGATTAAGTCATCTTGACTCGAGAAACCCATTATAATACACTCCTATAAAACAAATGAGGTTGAAATGAAAAAAGAGGGCACTTTAAGCGTATGCAAAGGCTGTAACAGTAGTTATTACGCACCCCCATCACACAGAGAAAAGAGAAGTTATTGTTCAAGAAATTGCAGAGCTTTGGCACAATCTCTTTGGCAAAAGAAAGACTTAAACGAGCGTTTCTGGCAAAAAGTAGATAAAACTGGCTCATGTTGGATATGGACAGGCGCAAAGCTAAAAACAGGATATGGGTCAATTCGTATAAATAACAGGTCAAAACGGGCGCACAGGGTTGCTTATGAGTTAAGCATAGGTTCGATTCCTGAAGACGGTTTAATTTTACATTCATGCGACACCAAGCTTTGTGTTAATCCAGATCATTTGAGAGTAGGGACTAAATCCGAAAATACGAAAGACGCCATAGAAAGAGGACAACATAAAATTGGCGAAAATTCTGTGAAAGCCAAATTGTCTAATATCGACGTTGCTATTATCAGGGCATCCCTTGAAGCTGGCATTTCCGGTAAAGTGCTTGCAGACAAGTTTAATGTTTGTGAAGCCACAATTAGTAAAATAAAAATTGGAAATGGAAGGATTCATGGCTAATTCCAAACGGTTTCTATATATCCTGATAATGTTGAAGACGCCAACGATCCGCCCTGACATTTTGAAATTAAGCCAAGCACTGCGCCGTTTTTTATTTCCGGCGCTCCAGCTTTCATTAACAGGCTTTCAAACGATGTCGCAGACCCATAACTTTCTATGTTCCCAGTTGTTGACGTTCTGCATTCTTCAAATAAAAAGAATATTTGTATTGGCTTGACGATAACAAGCGCCAAAAGACCGCCGCCCGGCTGTGTAAACGTTACGCTTTCAATAGATTTGACGCCCGTATCTCCGGCCTGCAACGGTATAAACGGATTAAATCCACCCCCAGACACGTTAGAAACCAAAGATTGACCGCCGCCCGATACAATCTGTGTAAACGTATTAACGCTTGTCCTATTTGCCACGCCATTCTGATTTGTATATTTCATAGTAAATTGGCCTATTGTTGACGATGCCGATTGAGATATCGCCATAACATGACCGTAAGAATATCTGGGAAGCGTGACAGATTGAACCATGTCTTGTTGATCCGTACTGTCAGTATCAATAAATGGATAGTACATAAGATAATCGGCCAGCATTATTTTTTGGTTTCGGCTGGCCGTGTTAGACGCCGATGACGCCGCCGTCATGCAAGTTATGTTTTTAAGATATTGTCTTAGTGGTGATGCGTTCGGTACACGTATCCCCCGCGTTTCGTCAATATATGCCGCCTCAAGCGGGGTTGATGCGTAAAAGTTCGCAAGGGGCGTGCCTGAATAATACCCATAGTCAACATAGCTACTTGTTACAGTCGCCGTTGAGTTTGCAACCTTACGGAATGAAGTAAACCACGTCTGGCCTAATTCATCTGCATTCGCATATTCCGCAATGTTTCCAAACCCATAAGACATTAGTCAATAATAACGTCCAGTTCGCCAGTGTTAAATTGAGGTTGAATGCCGTTCGAGATAGACAGCGAAGACGTTAAAGCACCGGAAACGATGATCTGACCCGCGCCGTTTTGGGTGGTGCAAATAGAAAAGTGCGTCGCCGTTGCTGTTCCGCCCGTACACGTGGGGAATTGAATAAGTGCCGCGTTAGATGCCGTGTTACCAGAAACTGAAAACCCGGTCGTTCTGCTAACCGCCACGCCGTCATAGGAGGTATAAGAAACCTCATTGGTTGTGGCCGATCCGCCCTCTCCGGGGTCTGCCGTATGAAGCCTCACATAAAAATCAGACGCAGACGCCCACGATGGGGCTTGGCTGTCAAAAATATATAATGCAAGGTCGTTTTCGGTTGTGTTAGATGCTGACATTTAAATCTCCTTTTACCATCCGCTTGGAAAATAAGAACCGCCGCCGCTTCCGGTGGTTGAACTTGTGCCTTTTTTATCTATCCTGTGGCTCATTCGCTTGAAATGAATACCTCTAAATCTGGGTTTGCCGCGTTTTCAAGTGTTGCCCTTACTAGGCCGCCGTCTGTGTGATAGAATACCATAGAATTTTCTTGATGGTCTAAAAAATCTGTTTTTTGCGACGTTTTAATAAAAGACGCGCCATTATCATAACTGATTTCAAGGTATAGCTTGCCACCACCATAATCGCCAACCCCGCTTAAAACACCGTTTCCGCCCTGCCACGTTACCGCGTCAGTGCTGCCATTATCCGTTAGTGTCTTATATGTTTCAACGCCCATGATTTAATCGTGGGGCAGGTTTCCCCGCCCCACTGTTAAATTATGTAGCGGCCACGTTACCGGCGGAATTGTCAGAAACGGCGGCAATCAGCGGGCGCTGTTTTGCCACTACGACGTTAACCGTAGCGTCCGTCCCGGTCGTTCCCGTTGCCACAATGCGCGTATAACGCTTGTTACCAACGTAACCGATTGCGCCAATTGCCACGCCATCCAGCGTATCAACCGTAATCGCAATATCGGATTCCAGACCAACCAGATCGGCATCATCAACGGCGGTAAAGTCAGCATCCGCCGTCGTGTCGCTTTCCTGAACAACGAACGTAATGCCAGCGGCGGTGCCGGCATCCGTTACTGTTCCCGTTTGGACAAGGTACGTGATAGCTTCAAAGCCCGAAGTATCAACGATATTGCCTTTAACCGGGGTTGTGCCGGACAAAGCGGCGGAGATACCGAACGCCACTTGCGTGTTGTTTTTCATGTCAAATTTAGCCATTTTATTCTTCCTTTTAAAAGTTGTTAGAAAAGACGGGGGCTATTCACCCCCGCCCGTTAATTAAGCGGCAATCTTGCCGATTTTGATTGCTTGGAAGTTCGTAACGTGACCGCCAGCGCGCGCCGTGGTGTAGTACGTTACCAACCCTTTAGACGTGTAGGGGTCTTTCAGGATCTGAACGCCAACGCGGTCAACAATCGTATAACCAACGCCAAAGTCGCCGTAAGCAACCGACAAGGCGTTTCCAGCAATCGCGGGCATGTCGTCAGCAAATACGACGGGCTTGCCCAGAAGCTGCAGGCTCAATTGACCATCTTTAAGCAGCGTCGTGCCAAAGAAGTAATTGTCAGCGCCTTTCAGCTTCAGAACGTTACCATACGAGCTGCGTTTCATAAGCCACGTAGCATTCGATTGGTACAGTTCTACAAGCGATGCCTGCAAGGAAATCAGGCCATCTGCCGTCACGTCAGAAGCGCCGCCAAGGTTGACTTGCTCAATCTTGTCGCGCTCATAAACGCCAGCCGAAGCCCACGCGGAATGCGACAGGAATCCTTTAGGTTGGCCAATGCCCGTACCGCTGACAAACGCCGTATTTTGTTTACGGCCAATTTTATCGGCAACCTTGCCTTGCAACCAGCTTTCAACATCTACGAAAGGATCTTCCAGCATTTCAACCGTCACCGCAGGGCGGCATGCCAGTTTATGTGCCACGATCTCAAGTTTACCAACTTGCGGGGTGGTGGTCGAAGAAGACGAATCCGCGCCCTCGCCAACCCAAGTTGCATCGGACTCTTGATCGTCAATAACGACTTCCAAAGATTTAGAGCCAGTCGTGATAACGCGGGCAATACGGCGGATCGGGGACGTTTCAAACACCCGGTCAACCATGAAGTCAGCCAGTTCCGGCATAACCAGATATCCACCATCTGCATTGTTATCGGTGCTCATGGATCGGATTTCAATACCATCTCCGCCCGCTTTAAAGGCAGTGCCACGAAGGGCGTCTTCGCCTTTTTTCAGGTATTCGCGAAAAACTTCTTTCGACTTGGCATGAAGTTCGTTTTCTTTTTTCCCGCCCTCGGTTTCCATGCGCTGCATGGCGGCTTCCAGCTTGGCGGCCTTTTCTTCTGCGGCTTTGGCTTGCGCCTGCACAGTGTCGGCCTTTTTGGTCATTTCATCGACCATACGATCAAACTTGGCGTTCCATTCCGCGCCTTGTTTATTCGCATCGCCCTTGATGGATTCCAGTTCGGATTTAATGGCCGTAGCGGTCTTATTGACGCCCTCAACCAGATTTTTCAAGTCCTCGGTCATGTGATAAAGTTCCTTCTAAGGTTGTTAAGAGTTTTTCTAACAACGCCTTGACTTCATCAGCATCCCGCTGTACCTCGCCTTGCGTACTGGCTTTATTTTTGTCAGCGTCCCGCTGCATGTCCATAAAGCCTTTAAATCCCTTCGCAACAATAGCCTTGGCCTGTTCGCGGCCATAGCCCATATCACGAAGGAAACCTTCAAATTCCCGTTCTGTTTTCGGGGCGTTCTTTACGACCGTAATCAAAGAATCTTTATTCGCCGGGAATGTAACAACCGAAACCTCTAAAAGATCGATTGTCTTTAATTTTCTAACGCCGTTCGCGTCGTATTCTTCATCTAGGGTGCGAAAACCAATAGACAGGCCATCAAGCGCGCCCTGCTTCAAAAGGTTATAAACGTCCTTACCCTTTGACACTTCAAGGTTAATTTCACCTTCAAGCAATAACCCCTTTTCGTCTTCCTTGCATTTTGTCCAAACGCCGATAACGTCACGCGGGTCATGCTGATAAAGCATTTTCGGCTTTTTCTTAGAAATAGACTGCATAAACGCCCCAGACGTTACGACATCGCCATAACTATCGCGGATATTGAACACAGACCCATATCCGGTAATCTTGCCCATATTGTTTTCAACACCAAGAGTTTTAAATTCTGCACCCTCAATATTTAAAAATCTTTTTTCCATGGTAATATTTTACCCCCTTTTTAATAAAATAAAAAGCATAAGATTAAAAGTCATCTACAGTAACCAATACGCAGCGGCAATTGATGGTATTATGTGCGCTGGCGTCCGGGTCTCCCGGCCTGTCCATTTTTTCGCCGTCTACTATAAAATATTCATTTAGTCCCACTGTTTCCCCGTCCATGTCGGTATGCCATGGCCTTGTTCTTTCATCCGCAACGGATGACCATTGCTTTTTGACCGTGACGCCAAGGCTGGCGGCCTGCGCCGCGTAGTTTTCTATTTGCCTTTTGTGCGCATACATGGCCGCCTGATGGGTTTCCGTTCTGGCTATGGTGTCCGCCCGGAAAGCCGACAGCCCCTTTGCTTTAAGGGCTTTCTTGATAATCACAGGGGCGGGATCTTCATTCTCAAACGCCTTGGAAATAATGCGCTTTAAATCGTCGGTCGTAGTTTTGGCAGTTTCCTGCGCCCTGACAGCCCCGTATTGCCGTACCCATTCCATTAAGAATACAAGAAAGGCGTCTGCCTTGTATTCCATGGCGTCTCTTGATTTTTTACTGCCCGTTATTTCGACGCTTAAGTTATAAACTGCGGGCATAAGTATTTTAAAGTTTTGCCTGAATATGGCCATCATATTAGCCATGTGTTCGGATTCAAGGGTATCAGACAAAGCGCCGCGCAATCCATAGTAAGAAACTTGTGCGTCTATGTAGCGGTTTTTTTCCTTCAATATCTGGCGTCTAAACCTTGGCACGTGCCTTTGAATAAGCGCGTCCATTCTTAACGCCTTGGCGCGGGATGACATTATCCAGCCCTTATGCCAGTAGCTTCATATATTTCGTCGTTTGAATACCCCATACTACGGAACGACTTAACCATAGCGGCATCGGTTGCCTGAGTATCCTTCGACATGGAAAGCGGCAAAAGAGATGATGGTATGAATAAATCATCCCCGTCCGGCACTTCATCATAGTCAATGGCAACGCGCCCCTCGTTAATGGTAAGCAGGCCGCCGGATACAAGTTTTTGAACGCGGTCGTTTCTTTTTGCCCTTAATCCTTCAAGCGCCGGGATGCTATCCATGTTAATGGACAATTCAAGGTTTTTCCCGCCTTCGCCGTATTGCATAAATAGCCAATCCCCGAAACTATCCAGAAACTCATTAAATAGCGGAATAACCGTATCCGTCCAAAGTCTTTCTTTTGCCTGTTCCATGTTATTAAAAGATGCCGCGTCATTATCGACAAGCGGCAAAGGAACGCCATAAACAGAGGCGACATATTTTGTCATCTCTTTCATGGTTGATAGGAAATCCATCTCTTTCGGGCTGTGATCTGTGGCTTGCCATTGCGCCCCATCGGTCAGCATGGGGATTTCCCCGGCATTGTTTTCGCCTTGAAATGCTTTTTTGAAATAGTCTTTCAACCTTTGGATAACCTCCCCAGCAGGGGAGCCGACAAAGTTAATAATACCCGACGGCCTTGCAGAGTTCTTAAGCAGGCTATAGTTCCACTTAAGGCCAGCGTTTAGGATATCGGCAGGAATGCCAGCTGCTGACAATGGGGATAATCCTATGCTTGGATTATATGGATCATAGTTTTTAAAATGGAAAACCTGAGAGATCCCGGTCATTTGATTTACTTTGAATGACCGTATGCCCTTTCCGGCGCTAAACTCATATCTTTCCGGGATGCCCTTTTCACCCATGACAACAGACATATAGCGCGGGGATTGCGCCCATAACTCTATCGCTTTTCCCTCATCCGGGAATTTTGTGATAAACATATTCCCGGTAATAAGATAATCAACGAATACGCGCTTAAGGAATTGTTGACCGGATTCAACAGGGTTCGGCTTTTCAAGAAGTTT